AACCATCATAGGCTTCTGCTGCTCTTTGGTCAACTTACCATAACCATCAAGGATCTGCAACAGTTGATGGCGAAACTGCTCAACAGTTGCGATTGGAAATACAGCCACGCGCTTGGGATCCAACCCACGCTCATTGATCATATCGCTTGTGACCGCCTGTTCGGAATCAAAGTAAAGAACCGCAGCGTCAACATTATCCTGTAGGAACTGTCGAGCAATGCCCAATGCAAAATAAGTTTTACCCGTTGCAGATTCTCCTGCAATACCTATAATCTTATTGTTGGGCATTCCTCCATGAATAGTCCCCGACAATAGTGCGTTGAACGCATAAGACCCCGTATCAATGAAGCCCGAAATGTCGGACTCCAATCCATCGATTGCTAGTGATGCGTATTCGTTGCCAGAATCCTTGAGAATGCTCTTCAGAAAGTTGCTCATAGTGTAGACCTCATTGTAGTTAGGGAAGATTATACCATCATTTCACGCCGAGTGCAACGATATGTTCACAATAAATTCGTAGACAATTCATGTGTGCAATGCGGCGTACTTTTTCGGGAATGCGTTGTTGAATATTTGAATTTGTTTCGATACAGATAACCTGAGGAATTCCCTGCTTGTGGAGCAATTCTTCAAATGTTCCTTGCTTGTGATAGGGTAGTGTTGATGGGTCGCTGACATCCATCCATTGCTCTAATTCCTGCGTAAGCATGAATGGCAGTTCGTCCTCGTCACCTGCGTAGTAGATGTATGCCCCGCCTACCATGTTCCTTGGGTCTTCGTGCATGGTGTAATAGCCCTGCGTAGACAGCCGCATGACGAGATCCATATTTTCTGTTAGTCCTTGAATTTCAATAGAAGCCTCATTATCGTTATTCAAGAAGTGTTGGTTTGAAGTATTCCTTGCGTTGGGATCTTCTCCCTTTTCGTTACCGCGAGTACCCATATAATTTGAGGAGGTAGAGGCGAGGGGAATATATGAAATGTTGAGATTCTTCGCGTAGAACTTTGAATCTTCGTTTGACACAAAGTCCATGAGTGCCAAAGTGGCACCTTCTTCATCACCATGCCACCCTGCTGAGACAAGGATTGACGGATTGTTGGTATTCATGGCTAACGGATGAAACACCGCAACCTCCCCTGCGTCCGTGCGTGTATAGCCGCTAGGAAGGCGGCGGGCGAACTCTGCGAGGTACTTCTCTTGGTTATGGCGTAGGAATGTGTCGATCATGCGAATAGGTCTTCCAATGAGGAGGTCTTTTCCATCTTCCATTTGATGCAATCAAGGATCTTCTTGAGAGGATTCTGAAAGTTGATTTCAAACTGTGCGTCATAGTCTATGTATTTGTCGAGTCCGAACTCGGGAGGAATCGTGTTAGGAAAGGCAATTACGGCTTGACGAATGATATTTGGAACTTTCAACGGAATGAACTTGATCTTATCACCCTCGGTGATCGCTTCGTATTTCTTGGCAACACCTTTTTCCTTCAACCAATGGTTAAAGATAAGTGAACCCTTGACATGAATCGGTGTAGATTTGCGGTAGATGGAAGACGAATCCTTGTATTTGGATAATTTCTTTACGGAGCGAGGGGAGGCTATGTCCTGTACAGGAAGTTGATTGAACTTCTCTCTGAAGTCAGCAACATACTCAATCAGTTCTGCCTCGCTATCGTTCATAATGATGTGAATACAAGCCTTTAGCGCATCTCTGATTACTTGGGGCGTAGATGAGCGTGAGGTTTCGATCCCCATGATCTTCATTTCGGGCTTGTCGAGGAGAATATTCTCTTCACCCATATACACATTCAGCATATACCGCTTCTTTGCAGTCCAAATGCCCTGCGATGCGATAGCCTCTCGCTTCATGTGCATCTTCTGACTATAGGCGTTCTGCTGCAAAGCCAACTCATCGTACTTCTTGTTGATGAACGGTTGAATGACATCGTTGCAGAACTTGTCAAGAAACTTGGTGATCTTTTGCTTGTTGGTCTCGGTGGGCATCACTTGCTTAACGAGTTCCCCCAAGCGTAGGTACACCGAATCTGTATCCGAAGCGATTACAAAATCTACGCGCTTGGTCTTGAGACTCTTGTTCAAGAACTCATTGAGATAGTGTTCGATCCATCGAATAGACAACTGTCCCGACACGGTAATTGCCTCTGCAATCTCTTCATCATAGTAACGAAAATACTCATTGCCACAGGCACCGAACGCTGAGTTCAATTGAATCTTGCGAACCAATTGAAAGTTGTGATACTTGGAAATGTCATTCTTGATTCGATCAACTTCCTGCGGATCTGCATCATCACCTAATGCCTTTAGGCTGCGCTTGGCATCAAGCAACTTGCCCTTGTACATCTTTCGCTCCTGATACATCTTGTCCATGAGTCGAGGAAGAACGCCTGGCTTATCCCTACGAAAGGTAATACAGTTGGCAGCAACAGATAGGTTCTTATCCTTCATTCTTTCCATGTACGCTCCTGCGGGTGTACCTACGGGCGCACCTGCGAGGAAGTCGGTTACAGGATATACATTGCGCTCACCGTCTGAAGTCTTGGTCTCAGGACTCAAGTTGTACTGCATGATCAAATGTGGATACAGGCTGTCCAAGTCGAAGGAAGCAACCCACTCATGTCTGCCAAGCAAAGGCTCCTTAACATACGCCCCCTCAAACTTGTCTTCCTTTTCTATCCCGCCGCGCTTCATCGGAATAGCAACTTTAGTCTTGCACAGTTCATGGTATATGATTGCATCCCATGTTCGTACTTGTGAGAAGACATCGTTGAGGTTTACCTTTGCAGTATAGGCAAGAGCAAGGGCAAGTTCCATCAACTTGAGTTTCTTCTCCAACTTCTCAACAAGATTCACATCGTGAATGTTGTACTCAATAAATCGTTGAAAGTCGTTGTGATAAAAGTCAGACAGAGAACCATCATATGCAACCTTGCGATCTCCCAATTCAGAAAAGGCAATGTGATCCAACTTATATGATGCTTGGGTGATATAGGTGAACTTGCGATACAGATCAAAGTAGTCAAGAACAGAGATGCCGATAAGATCATAGACCTCGTTCTTTCGCTCCATGACTTCTACGATGCGACTCTTGATTATTCCCCAAGGAGATAGCCGCATTGCTTCCTTCTCACCGAATAGGCGAGTGATGCGATTCACCAAGTAGGGGATATCGAAAAAGTTGACATTCCATCCTGTAACAATATCCAAGTCAAGGGATTGCCATGCAGCAATGAAGTCCTTGAGCATTCGTTCCTCGTCATCGTAGCAGAAGCACTTTACATTTTCATCAGGAATGGAGAACTGACCCAAGCCAAAGACAAAGGTCTTCTCTCGCAACTTGATAGTAATTGCATTCACTCGCTCATTTGCAGTATCGATTTGAGGGAATCCTTCTTCTGTCTCTGTTTCGATATCGATATAACCGACACGCAGAAGAGAAGGATCGTATTCAATCTCGTCCTTAAACTCATCGCCGATGTACTGATAGATGTACTCGGTATTGCCAAAGATTTCAAAGCCAGAGACATCACGATATTGCTCAACAAACTCGCGGCATTCCTTGATATCGCCGGGTTGAAATGGTTCTACTACGCGACCATCTAGCGTCTTCCATTCCCCCTTGCCGTTCTTGCTAGGAATGAACAGCGTTGGGCTATATGACACCTTCTCATGGATGCGCTTGCCGTAGTTGTCATATCCACGATGAAGGATACTATTGCCGCGAATAGAGATGTGGGTGTAGAATGATTTCAAGATAGGAAGTCTGATAGGCTTTGTGGAACGGATTCGGCAATACGATTTTCTGCAATCTGCACATACTCAGGGTTGAGTTCTGTGCCAATATAGTTTCTTCCGTGCCTTAATGCAACTACTGCTGTGGTACCGCTTCCTGTGAAAGGATCGAATACCGTGCCATCCTGTGGGCATCCTGCAAGAACACATGGGGTGATGAGGGTCTCGGGATATACCGCAAAGTGTGCGCCCTTGTAACCCTTGGTGTTGACCGTCCAAACAGAACGCTTGTTCTTCTTTCCATCGGAAGCCCATACACGATCAGGATCAAGACCAGGATCTCTTGCTCCCTTTTCTTTTGGTTGCGTGACATTCTTATTTCCTGGCGAATGTGGCACACCAACAGCATCTTCCTTGATGGCTTCGTGATCGTAATGGTAATGAGACTTCTTTGAAAACATAAAGATATACTCATGCGCTCTTGTGCAACGATCTTCCACGCTTTCAGGCATGGGGTTCGGCTTGTGCCAAATGATATCCTGTCGCAGATACCACCCGTCTGCTTGTAACGCAAATGCTACACGCCACGGAATACCAATCAAGTCCTTATTCTTCAGCCCCTTCTGATTCTTGCGGTTGGCAGGAATAAAGTCTGAAGGCATTCCACGCTGACCACCAACAGTCTGTGGTGGCGGTACGCAGTTCTTTGCGCTCATGTACGAGTCACCAAGGTTCAGCCACAGGGTTCCGTCATCACGCAGAATACGGCGTACCTCGCGGAAGACTTCAACCATTTTCTGCACATATTCATCAACGGTTTCCTCTTGACCGATCTCTTCATCCCCTCCATTGTATGCGCGAAGTCCAAAATAGGGAGGTGATGTGATGCAAGTCTGAACGCATTTATCGGATAGCGTCTTCATGCCTTCAATACAGTCGCCAAGAATGATTTGGTGTGTGTTCATGTTATGAAATCCTCTAGTGTGGGCTTGCTCTTCAGCGGCTTGCCTGTGATTAGCGCGTCCAAATCTTCCTCACTCAATCCTAATCCTGCTGCAAGTTGCCGCACGAACTCCCATGCGCGTTCAGTACTAATACGCTCACTATACAAGTGGAAGTGTTCGGGTGCAAGCGCAATCCCTTCGGGAAGGAGTTTATTACATTTTGAACTGTTTTCTCCACCATCAAGTATTCTTAAATTCATGGGGTGATGAATACCACCGTGAGAAATGGGAAGTATGTGATCTAGATGATAGGCTCGTCCTGTTTCGGTTTGAAGTTCTTGGCGAGTGCGTTCTAGAATAAGCAATTTTGCTTTTTCATTGGTGGTCAAAGGAACGAATGCATTTCTTTTGCTGGCTCTTCTTCTTCTTGTATATTCTGTACCAAATTCAGGATTGCGTTCACGCCAAAACCTTTTTTTAACCTTTACCCGCTCAGGATTGCGCTCACGCCAAGCCTTGTCGGTTGCTGCTTTTCGTTCACGATTGCGTTCACTCCAATCCTTGGAGTTTGCTGATGTTCGTTCACGATTGCGCTCACGCCAATCCTTGGAGGTTGCTGCTTTTCGTTCACGATTGCGTTCACCCCAAGCCTTGTCGGTTGCTGCTTTTCGTTCACGATTGCACTCACGCCAAGCCTTGTCGATTGCTGCTTTTCGTTCACGATTGCGTACACGATAAGCCTTGTCGGTTGCTGCTTTTCGTTCACGATTGCGTACACGATAAGCCTTTGCATTTGCCTTCTGTTTTTCAGGATCTTTTGCCATACATCACCTCCCAAATTAGGCAATATCTCCGTATCCTGCTCCACGAATAAAGAAGTTCTCTTCGTGCTGCTCAAAGCCAAAGCATTCCCGTGCATAGTCAAAGATGATGTTCTGATCAAACTTGTTACACGAATACACATCAAGGGTAATGAACCGCTTTGGCTCCATTGAGTGAATCTGAATGCCACTCTCAATGAGTGGAACCCAACCACTTACCCCTGCCTTGTCGGGATAAATCTCTGATCCATTTTTAGTTGGGCCGTGCATGACAACAGGTTGCGACATACGAGTCATGCCGATCTTGTCTACAACACGCTCAAGAAAGCGGTAGTGAAGTTCCAAGTCATCGGCTGCACCGATGCGGCAATTGTACATATCAAGGTAATACGAATATCCGAATGGCTTGCTCATGTGTTATCTCTTTCTACGGCTAGAATGTTGTCTTGATGGACTAGATCCATGCTATTATACCCACGACCCTTACCTTTTGTCAAGTCCCAAAGCACCATATCACCAACGGTAATATCCTCGGTGATCTTGTCTCCGATAGCAACAACCCTGCTCCAAATATTAGGATTGGTAATTCTCTCTTTGTAAATGATGCCCGACTCGGTTGTCTTTTCCTTGCCCAATCCCTCGGTTTGAACTGCAACCCATTTACCGATTGTTTTAAACTTGCTCATGCACCTCTCTCCTTTGGATACGAATGTGTATCATTTCTTGCTTCGAATTCTTTTCTCAACTTTTTAGTTTCTGACTTTGTAACTCCCAAAACATATGCATACTTGTGCTTGGACGGGAATTGAATTTTCTTGGCTCCTGCTTGAACCTTTTTACTCTGATCTCGCAAGGCTGCTTCGACTGCTGGTGGAACATTTTCCCACAGCATTTTCTGATCGTTATTCCAACTTTTGTCCCATGCTATTCCAAGTTCCTTGGCATACTTCTTGTATGCGCTACGAACACGGAAGAACCGATCAGATACAATCCTATCCGTATAGGGATTGATATAGCGGGTTGTAGTTCCCGCATTCTGCCCCAAGTAGTAGAAGTTGCAAGCCTGATAGATTGTCCCAATCTCTTTGGCAGTAGGATCGGAGTATGCGGTGAAAAGCCGATAGCGAGTATTCTTCACCATCCATTGGATTGACCACATAAGAAACGAACTTGCAAGGTTTTTGGGACTCCAAGAAATACAAGCACCGCGACTAATCAATCGCTCCAACTCTCGCGTATCTTCTCCAAGAAGTTTAGAGAACGCATTAGGCATATTCATAAGGGCAACACCCGCAAGGATATCTTTGCCAACCAATCCTTGATTGGGGTCATGATAGTATGCACCAAACCAATGCGTGGTGAACTGCGAAAGAGTACCTAGCCATTCATGGCGTTCGATAAACTTTGTTGCCTCTTGTCTTTCCCAAACATTAATAAGCGGTTTGAAAGTAAAGTCAGCAACTGTGAGAGTTTTTAATATCTCAGGATCGATGCCGCTTAACTTGATATCCTCTGCTTGGTTGTTCAGACGAATATCATACTGCCAACAATGTTCTTTGTCGTAGTTCTTCGCCCGTTCAATGATGTCAATTGCATTTCGTTTTGCCACACAATTCTTTCTTTACTTTTTTCCAATATCCATCGGTCTTATGAGTTTTCCAACCTTGAGGGCCGCCATTGTGAATTCTTGCTAACTGCTCATTTGTTGCGTTCTTGGGAGCATAACGATCCCAATAGGCAATGATAATGCGTTTGGCGTATTCATCATTCTTGCAGTCCTCATACTTACCACCGATAGTCTTATCGTGTTCAATGGCATCCTGCCAATAGACTCGCCATATTTGGAACGAACCAATTGCTTTACCATTGTCCCCGACAAGATTTGGATTACCGTGTGTTTCTACTTGACGAATCGCTTCCAAGAGTTTCGCGTAGTGTGTCATAACTGTTCTTGGTTCCGTTGGTTTTGCAGCAACCAACAAGAGGAGGAGGAACAGGATTGATACGATCTGCACTTGCTTCTTTATTGAACGAATTTGAACTCTTGTCATTTTTCGATGTCTCCTGTAGGAACTGTACTTGTCCCTTAGTAGTATCGGCAATATTGATCTCATTCGTTGAATCTTTAACTAAATTCTTCTTATCAGACACAAACGCATAGAGAAGCACAGCGTAGTTGATAATATCAAGAGTAGTGTCTTCGAGTGATTCGTCTGCAACCTCGAATTTACCAGACTCAAGAAAAGACGAAAGTCTGCTCATCTTATCTGTCATACGAACGAGCATACCTGCCTCGGTCTTGCAAATACCCATAGATTCGCAGCGAGTGAAATTGGCAAACGGTTCTACGCCTCGTCCTCCTGCGTAATCCGCGTTCTTCTTACGCATAAGACTGCGTGACTTGTTGCAAAGCGTTTCGTGAATGTTGAGTAGATCTTCTCTGTTCATTATGAAATCCCTGTTGAGCCAAAGCCACCCGCTCTGCTCGTCTTTTGATTGATATCCTCGGTGGTGGAAACGAGGTCATAGGAAAGCACGGGAACCATTTCGGCTTGAGCGATACGGTCTCCGTGATTGATTCGGATTGGAATGTTACTGATGTTCAAAACAAGAATCTTGGTCTCTTCGGTATAATCCGAATCGATTATGCCTTCTGCATTTGCCATCACAAGTCCTGCCTTAAGGGCAAGTCCTGAACGAGCATGAACACGAACGGAGTAGCCGACAGGGATATCAAAAACAACGCCCGTAGAAATCATCATGCGTTCGCCGGGATTTACAACAACGGCGCGATTGTTCGCTGACCCCGCACCGCCAAGTTGTGTGATGACCTGATTGCTTATCTTCTGCGAGTCGGCATTGAACCCATCAATGCTAGTAGCATTCTTGGCAAAGTATGCCCGTAAATCGAAGCAAGCGGACTCCTCTGACGCAAAGGAAAAGTCAGACACATCAGGGTGCAGTTTACGGTACTTGAGTTGAATAGATATCGCTTGATTCATAATGTAGGAGTCTATCACAAGTTCAGTTGTCAGTCAAGGGTATCGGAGGTTCTTTTCTTACCGATGTTGTATTTCGGTACCAGTTGCCAATCTTTCTTCTCTCCGAAGGGTAAGATCTTTAGATAGGAAACGGGAACTACAAGTTCTTTGCTCTTTGCTGGTTCAACTAGAGATATCAGATTCCACTCTGCCAATAGGTTTGCAATCGTGTTTCTACGGGCTTGGTCATTTTCAGGAAATTCGGTTGACATACCATCCAACATGAACAATTCTTTAAAATGCACAATGTAGTACTTACCCCTCTTATGTAAGATATGGCAGGACTGATATAGTTTGTTTTCGGTCTTGGAGGAAATGCCGATTCTTGTCAGCGTTTCCTTGACCTTTAAGAAGTTTTCCTGCTGTGGTAGGGTAACTTCGATGAAGTTTGATAAATCCATGACGATCTCCTGAATGCGTATTCAAGAGTATTTAGTCATATGAAATTTCAAGACTTCTTGATGCCACCTTTATTCAATTTCTGCCTAATAAACTGCACATCTTCTGTGGTCAACATGGCAGCATACTCGGTAGCCCTTCGGCGACTAACTCCAAAGTATTCAACGATCATGTCCTCGTTTTCGTCTTGCTCTGCCTTGATCCATTTGGCAAATCTCTTGCGCTTTCGGACGGTACCATACAGATAGTCATATTGCATTCGCTTGTCGAGGAAGGGAACCCCGTTCATCTCGTTGGCGGCTAAGATGGTATCCGCAGTAAAAGACAACCCACGGTTGACTAGAAACGGAGAATAGGACTTCTCCAACTCTAGGTTCCCCTCTAGCATATTTCCCGTCTTATCATTGATGCTTTTTACAAATTCAAACGGATTCATTTCTTGCCTTTCGGTTCATCATCAACATTCAAAATATCTTCAAGATCATCATCTGCTTGTATAGAGATAATCAACTTAATGGGGATATATATCCACTTGCTTCTATCCGCATCATAGAAAGAGTGTAGCAGAAAAGAGTCATATGCATTGATGCCGTGATAGCGGTCAATGAGGGGGGCTTCTACAAAGTCATCAGACATGGCAGGGTTGCGATACTTAACTCTTGCCTTTTTGTTTTTACCGTCAATGTCTTCGTACTGAATTTCTAAAGTTTTAGGATTCAACTTTTCAACAATGGTATCAAGCCATTTTGAAAGAATAAGTTCTGATGCTCCTGTTAACTCAAACAGGTTGGTCACTTCATCAATGATTTTTGCTTGACTCTTAGTAGCCTTGACTGCAAAATACTCATTGCGTTCTTGCATGAAATTTTTACGAATAGTTTGACACTCTTCAAGATATGAAGGGTAATCGTACTTGCTTGTAAGACTTTCAACAATAGCAACAGTCTTGTCGATTTCTTCCTCAGTCAATTGCTGACTGACAAGTATTACCTTCTGTACTGGATTGGAAAATCCATTAGCACTAATCAACTCATCACGAAGTAAATCGTTTACTTCAGATATTTTATTACGATATTCCTGAATAAACTCTTTAATTTTATATTTCTTGTTGATCAAGTGTATGGAGATGGACAAATCATTAAGACTTTGTACTTTTTTGTCTGCCATAAATGCCTTTCCTCCGTCTCTTATTTATCGGAAAGCACAATCAGCGGCAAGCATTAAGCAGCAAGCAACAAGATTAATTTCTTGGTCGGCAACAAACGCGGACTTATATTGATATTCGGATAAAATCAATATTGCCTGTGGTATTGACGATGGTTCAATACTCTCTTGCAGAGCATCATATATTCTACGAAAGATACCAGCCATTTCCTTATCTGCGTTCTCCACCGCCCATTTACGAATGGAGTTGAAGTCTTTCTTCTTCATTGCTTCGATCAACGACTTAACCGTGATATCCGAAGAAGTTGCAAGAATACCGCTGTCGATTGCTCCTGATACCGAGTAACGCTGAATCAGATTTAAGACTCTTCGGAAGTCAGGAAAGTTCTTCACGATGAGATGTGCAATTACTTTCTCATCATAAGCAATCTTCTCACTATCCATTACAAACTTAGCACGGGCAAGAAATTCCTGTGCAAGATCGGGCTTCTCTTTGTTTGGTATCTTGAAGTCAATGACCGTACAGCGAGAATGTAGTGGTTCAATGATTCTGCTCTTGAAATTGCAGGTCATAATGAAACGACAATTCACAGCGAACTCTTCGATGAATCCTCGGAGAGCAGGTTGGGTAGACTGTGGATTAAGATAGTCTGCCTCATCGAGGATGACAACCTTCTTCCCTCCACCAAGAGCAACAGTAGATGCAAAGTTGCGAATGCGAGTTCGCAATACATCAATGCCACTATCCTCACTTGCATTGACGAATAGACAGTCGATGCCTAATTCGTTGCATAGTGCCTTGGCTAC